CCGACCTCCCCCAACGGGCGGGCCCAACTCCCCACAACCACAACGCCAGAACCACAAGCCTGGAAGGCGAACCGTGACGAAGACCCTCGTAGCCACCGCTGGCCCCGACGACTCCCCTTTCAACGCCATTCGGCGCGTGAGGGAGGACGGAAGCGAGTACTGGTACGCACGAGAACTCCAGCCGTTCATGGGCTACGCCGAGTGGCGGAACTTCGCCCGAACCGTCAAGCAGGCGATGATCGCCGCCCGCCATGCCGGAATCCCGGTAGACCCCAATTTTGTCGCCATCGACAGAAATGCAGGTCAGGTCGGACGGACTGGCCTCGACTACGAGCTGTCGCGGTACGGCGTCTATCTGACGGCGATGCGCGGAGACTCCGACAAGCCGGAGATCGCGGCGGCCCTCACCTACTTCGCCACCCGCACCCGCGAGGCCGAACTCCAGGCAGAGAGGCCGATGACCGAGCTCCAACTAGCTCACCGGTACATCGCCGCCCTGGAGCGCGAGCAGACGCTCGTCGTGGCCAACGGCCAACTCGCCGAGCAGGTAGCAGAGATGGCGCCCAAGGCCGAGGGCTACGACGACCTCATCGCCGCAGACGGCTACCTCGACCTTGCGGCTACCGCCAAGGTCCTCAGCCACGTCACCGGCGGTCTCGGGCGGAACCGCTTCATCAGCCTGCTGCGCGGAATGAGCGTGCTCACGCAGAGCAGTCCGCCGCTGCCCTACCAGCACCTCTTGGACCGCGGCTACTTCGCCGTCCGCACCGAGCTCACCCCGGCTGGCGCCCGCCCGTACACCGTCGTCACGCCCAAGGGCCTGCGCTGGCTGCACGCCGAGCTCCGCGAAGACCGGCCCACCCTCGGCCACGGCGACGGACCGCCGGCACTCCCCTCCAGCGAGCAGTAGCCGAGCAGCACGAAGGCCCCGCACACGGCGTGCGGGGCCCGAAGAAGACAGGAGGGGAGGGGCGGTGTCAGGACTCAGCCGGCGGCTTCTTGCGGCGCACCACGACCTTGCGCTTCGGCGGCTCGATGCCGTTCGCCTTGCGCCACGCGGTGACCTCGCGGACGACGTACATGCGGATGTCCGCAGCGCGAGCGATCCCCTTCTCTTCGCAGAGTTGGCCGTAGTCCGACCACACATCGTCCTCGATGCGGATCATGCGGCCGGGGGTGCCCTTCGTCGTCATGTCGACAGGGTAGCTGACCGTGCAACCGCTACACACCCCTTCTCACCTACGTGTGTTGCGAATGTATTGCGGGTGACTACTCACCCCAGGGTAGAATCAGACCTAGGCAAGGCAACGATCAAGCCTCCCTGAACTGGGGGTTTCCTCCGCATGCCCTGACCAGCACGAACCTTAAGGAATTCAATGGCTCGCATCCGTTCGATCAAGCCGGAGTTCTTCACTTCGCTGACGATCGCGGACCTCACCCTGTCCGCGCGGCTCACCTTCATCGGCCTGTGGACCTACGTCGACGACAACGGAGCCGGGCCGGCCGACCCACGCCTCATCCGCGCAGCGATCTGGCCCCTCGAAGAGGCTCCGGACGTCCTCCAGAGGACTCGGGAGGATCTCCAGAGCCTTCAAGCGGCCCGTCTCATCACCCTCTACGAGGCGTCCGGACGGCCTCTGGTGTACGTCAACAGCTGGGACGAGCACCAAAAGGTCAGCCACCCACGGAAGCCTCGGTTCCCCACGCCGCACGACCTCCCGAAAGCCCCTGACCAGCGAGAAAGCAAGGCTCCGGAGAATCTCCCGAGCACTCCGGAGCACCTCCAGAGCCCTCCGGAGGATGACGCTCCTGAGCAGGGAGCAGGGAGCAGGGAGCAGGGAAAAGGAATAGAGGGAAATCCGGAGGCTCCCGCCTCCGACGAAACCCCTCCCCGACCCGACGTCGACCGCGTCTGCCAGCACCTCGCCGCCGTGATCGAAAAAGGCGGCGGCAAAAAGCCACGGATCACCAAGACCTGGCGCAACGACGTCCGCCTCCTCATCGACGTCGACCACGTCACCCCCGAGCAGGCCATCACCGCCATCGACTGGGCCCACGCCGACAGCTTCTGGAACGCGCACATCCTCAGCCCCGGAAAGCTCCGCGCGAAATACGAAACCCTCCGCCGCCAGGCCACCAACCAGCAACGCCAACGCGCCCCGCAAGGAGCGCCCACGGCCCCCAGCGACACCAGCACCATGACCGCCGAGGAGAAGCAGCGTGCACTCCAGTTCTGACACCCTCACCCCCCGCGAGTCGCTCCTCGTCGAGCGCCGCGAGGCCGCGGTACAGCGATTCCACGACCGCACCCCGCTCATCTACCGCCGGACCATCACCGTCGACCCACGCATCCCCGACTGGATCGCCGGCTGGGGCGGCAACAGCCTCTTCCTCACCGGGCCCATCGGCGTCGGCAAGACCCACACGGCGTGGCAGACCTGCACCCTCTGGCTCCAGGCGCAGTACGGACCCGGCCAACCATGGGCGGGCACGCCCCTGATCCGCGTCTGGCGATCCACCGCACTGTTCGACGCGCTCCGCCCCAACGCCCCCGACGGCGAAGGCCGCACCCTCATCCGCGAACTCCAAAAGGCCGATCTGCTGTTCATCGACGACCTCGCCGCGGCCCGCGCCAACGAGTGGACCCAGGAACGCCTCTTCGAAATCTTCGACGAGCGCTACATCAACCGCCGATCCGTGATCATTACCAGCGACGTCCTCCCCGCAGACCTCGCCCCCGTCACCGGCCCACGCGTCGCCTCCCGCCTCTCCGAGATGTGCAAGGGCAGCGTCCTCCTCCTCGAAGGCGCCGACCGCCGCAGGGAGATCGCCGCATGACCACCGACACCCACCTCGATGCCGAACGCATCCTCGTCGCCACCGCCATGGCCCAACCCGCCATCGTCGACACCCTCGCCGCTGAAGGCTTCGACCCCGCCGACATCCTCGACGAACGCCACCGCATGATCTGGTACGCCGTCGAAGACCTAGCCCCCCGCCTCACCCACGGCGAAATCCGCTGGGAAGCCGTCGCCCACAAAACCGCCGCCTGGCACGCCGAAGGCCGCACCACCACCCGCCCCTACGACAGCGTCGAACTCGCGCAGATCTACAACGACGCCATGCCCGGCGCCGCCAGCCACTGGGCCACCGAAGTCACCCGCGCCGCCATCGCCCACCGCACCCGCGCCGCCGGCGTCAGCATCCGGCTCCGCGGCGACTCGCCCGCCTTCGACCCCACCACCGACATCCCCGCCATCCAAGCCGAGGTCGACAACCTCGTACGGCCCGCCGCCACCACCCAAACCACCCGCCTTGCCGACCTCCTCCCCGCCGCCCTCCAGCGCGCCACCACCCCACCCACCGCAGGCGACCGCATCCCCACCGGCTTCGTCGACCTCGACCACCTCCTCACCGGCGGCTGGGCCCCCGGCCAACTCGTCATCGTCGGCGCCCGCCCCGCCATGGGGAAAACCACCCTCGCCGCCGGGTTCGCCCGCGCAGCCGCCATCACCCACAAGACGACCACCCTCTTCGTCTCCCTGGAGATGGGCCGCGACGAACTCACCAACACCATCCTCAGCAGCGAAGCCCGCATCGCCCTCCACCACCTCAAGCGGGGCGAAGCCGACGACGCAGCCATGCACCGCGCCGCACTCCAGCTCCCCAAGCTCGCCGACGCGCCCCTGTACATCGACGACTCGCCGCTCCTCACCCTCCCCGGACTGCGCGCCATGGTCCGCCATCACACCCGCACCAACGACCTGCGGCTCGTCGTCGTCGACTACCTGCAACTCATGCAGGCCCCCAACGCCGAATCCCGGCAAGTAGCCGTCTCGATGCTGTCGCGGCAGCTGAAGCTCCTCGCCAAAGAGTTCGGGATCACCGTCATCGTGCTCTCCCAGCTCAACCGCGGGAACGAGCAGCGCTCCGACAAGACCCCGATGGTGTCCGACCTCCGCGAGTCCGGATCGATCGAGCAGGACGCCGACATCGTGATCCTCCTTCACCGCGACGACGCCTACCAGAAAGAGTCACCGCGCTCTGGCGAAGCCGACCTCATCGTGGGCAAGCACCGCGGGGGCGCCACAGCAACGATCACCGTGGGCGCCCAACTGCACTACTCGCGGTTCGTCGACATGGCAGACGAGGGCTGACGTCATGACCGAACAGCCCACCGTCGAAGACATCGCCGCGCTCCGTGCCCAAGGCGACCTCCACGCCTACTTCCTCGGTCTCCTCGGCCGCACGCCCGCAAAGCCGGCCCCCGCTCGGCGGGTCGAACTCCAGGAGCCGACCTACCACATCCCCCGTAAAGGCGCGTGGCCCTGCGGCACCGCGGCTTCAGGCCCTACCCCGGCGCCCTGCGACGGCTGCACGGAAGGAACCCCGTGACCATCCAAGCGATCGAGACCTACTACGCCGGCCACCACTTCCGCAGCCGCCTCGAAGCCCGATGGGCCGTCGTCTTCGACAGCCTCGGCATCCGCTGGGAATACGAGCCTCAGGGCTACCTCGTCGGCGAACACCGCCGCCCCTACCTGCCCGACTTCTACCTCACCGACCTCGGCTGGTGGGTCGAAGTCAAAGGCGCCAGCGACCGCCTCGACATCAGCCTCCTCACGGACGCCGTCCACCCCCAGCACGGACTCGGACGCACGGACCCGTACTACAAGACCAACATCCTCATCCTCGGCGACATCCCCCGCGAGGAACGGCCGCACGCCCACTTCACGATCAGCCGGTCGGCAGCCCTCGGTCGAGGCCCCATGCACTGCGACAGCGCATGCCCCGTCACCAGCCCGCAGTTCGGCCTCCACCACTTCAACCCGATCCCGGACACCGTGCCGACCGCAGTCCTGGACAAGCTCCGCGTCACCGTCAGCCAGTACGAACGCCTCCGCCGCCAGGGCGCCATCCTCACGCCGGCCTGCCGAACCTCCTCCAAGCAGCCGCAGGACGACCTCACCGAGGCGATCCCGCTCGACCGCCACATAGCGCTGCCGCGCGTCGAGGCCGCCTACACCCTCGGCCGGACAGCCCGCTTCGAGCACGGGCAGACCCCGTGACCGCCCACGCCTGCCCGCCTTGCTGCCATATCTGCCCCGACATGGACGACGCGGTCATGCCCGGCTGTATGGGCACCGCTGCTCTCGCCCTCGAAGACCGCTCCTTCGACTGGTGCACCTGCGAAGCCAAACTCCCCGCCGACAACACCCCCGACGGACAGATCGCACTCCTCACCACCCGCGTTGCCCAACTCGAAGAACGGCTCGCCCGAATCGAGGCCCAGCAGTGAACGCGTACGAGCGGCTCCCCGCCGCCTAGCCGCCTGCCGTCGTGCGACCCCATCGCCACCACCCCCCAACCACACAACCTGACCCGCGAGTAAGGAAGCCAATGACCAGCGCACTCACCACCCAGCAGCTCGACGAGATCGCCACCCGAGCCGCCACCCTCACCGAGTACGCCCTCCTCGCCGACGCCCCGTTGCAGGCCGACGCCGACCAGCTGACGGGCGAGGACGTGCCCGCCCTGATCGCCGAAGTCCGCCGCCTGAAGGCCCGCGTGGCCGAGCTGGAGCGCCCGGCCGTTGAGGCGAAGCGCAACGAGATCCGCCAGTCCTACGCCGCGTCGATGGCGCAGGCCGAGCAGGACCGCGACCACGAGGGCGCCTTCGCCATCGAGTGCCAGCTCCGTGAGCGCGAGGAGCAGTGGGCCCGCGAGGACGCCGCCGTCTCGTCTGTCGTCTGACCACCCACCACCAGGAGACCCGACATGCCGATCACCGCCAGCTACCGAGTCCAGTGCGACGTCTGCTTCGGCTTCCTCGGCGACGAGTACGAGACCCGCGACGCCGCACTCGATGCCCGCAAGGAAGCCGGGTGGGAGGACCCGCACGGCGGCACCGCCTGCCCGCAGCACAACCCCGCCTCGCCTGCTGTGTGAGCCCCGTCCCCCGACCCCACCCCCCCCACGGAGGACCCGCATGACCACGTACCTGATCGAGTTCGGCCCCGCCTGGCCCGTCCCGCCGATCACCGTCGACTACAGCGACCCCACCGCCGCGGCCCGTCTCGTGGCCGCGCACGCCATCCCGCACCTGAAGCCCGTGCTCGCCGAGAAGGGCCGCCCCGAGTTCGCCGACTGCTTCTTCCACACCGACCGGGAGCTGACTGTCGGCCAGTTCATGTGGCTGGACCTGGCGGCTGGGCGAGGCGCCCGGTTCTGCCCGGCCCGGCTCACGTCCGTCGACCAGCCCGCCGCGCCCGTCTCGTGAACGCAGGCGACCCGCGCAGGGACTAGCTGCGCGGGTCTGTCCGACAGCCAACCACATCCCGCCGTGCCGTCCTTGGGGCGGCCGGCACCCACCCCTGGAGCAGCAATGACCGACACCACCGACCGCCCCGAGGTCGACGACCCGCGTGTCCTCGCTCTCGCCAAGGCCCGTCAGCAGCTGGCCTACGAGAACCCGTTCAACGCCGTCTGCCCGCCTTGGGACGGCCTCAGCGAGCAGGAGCAGCATCTGTCGCTGTTGGATGCCCGGAGCTACCTTCACGCCGCGCTGAGGGCTGGCCTCGTGCCCGCTTCGGCTGTTGTGCCTGCCGCAGACCGGGCCTTCGTGCTCACCCAGGCAGAGCGGGACACGCTCACCCACGCCCTCAACCTGGCCGAGGAGGAGATCCTCTCCCTGGGGGAGGGCGACGTGGAGACGGTGGACTCGCTGCGCCGTCTGGCCGTCGAGTCTGCCGTCGTGGATCGGGTGGCCGCCGAGACACCACCAGCCGAGACGCAGCGGTGCACCTGTGGCGGACGCTTCCCGCTCCAGCACCTCCACGCCGACACCCACGGCCCGGCTGTTGAGGCGCAGCCCGGCAAGGACACCGAGACGCCCCACCCGAAGGAGGCCTGACCGTGGCGCTCTGCCGACACTGCCACCGCGTGATCCCCTGCCACTGCCACACGGTTCCGCCCGTCCAGATCCGGCCCGGCGTGTACCTGGCAGGCGGCATACATCCCGGCAACGACACCAAGACGCCCGTCGCCTACCGGTCGCCCGGCGGCCTGTACCTGTACTGCACCCGGCATGCCGACGACGTCGGCGGCTCCTGGACACCGCTCGACTCCGACGACCTGCCCGACGGCGGCCTGTGCGCCCAGTGCGGGGCGGACGTCCTCATCACCCCGTAGCGGGCCCGTCCCGCGCCCTGGATCGCCTCAGGAGCGCCTCGGGGCCCGAGTAGGCCCTCCGCGTAGATGCAAGTCGGCCCCTCTCCGTTCGAGCGAGAGGGGCCGGGAAGGGGTCTGGATGGCTCTGTGGGCGATCGGGGGGCAGAAAACGCCCCCGGCTTCATCGGACGGCTTTTCGTGGCGCAGACGGCCGCTCAGGGATTTTGGCGCCAGGGCGACGGAGGTACCAAGCAATGAACTCCTTGATCACTTTCCCTCGGTCGGTGCCGAGCGAGGCGGTGGCGGTGCCGAGATCGCGCCAGTCGTCATCGCTGACACGCACGGATCGGTGCTGGGTTTTGGGGGCGTCGGGCATGCCTGCACGGTACGGCGGTGTACGTACATCGTGGGTTGGGCGCCCAACACAACAGCCGACACAAGGAACTTAAGCGCGTGAGCAAACACGACCTTCCTCCCGGCGACTGGCGCCTCCGCGTCTACGGACGCGGACCGTCCAGCGGAATCAGCACCCGCTCCTACCCCCGCGTCGCCGAACGCCGACGAGCCATCGACCTCCAGAACAACCGGTGCCTCTACTGCGAAATACCCATCGGCACCGCCATCTGGCGGCGCAGCCAGACCGTCATCCTGCGGACCAACTGGGACCACTTCATCCCGTACTCGTACCTGGCCCGCAACCCCGCCACGAACTGGGTCCTGTCCTGCCACGTCTGCAACAACATCAAGTCGTGCCGCATGTTCGACACCGTCCAAGCCGCCCGTGAGGTGATCCTTCCGGCGCGGCTCAGCAAGGGCTACGAGGACCCGCGAGAGGTGCTCCTCCGGGAGGGCCTCACGGTCGCCGATGACCCGTGGCCGGAGAACATCCGGACCTGGGGGCACGCGACGTACCACTTGGCGCGGGAGATCCGGGAGGGGCACTACCTCACCGCCTGCGGGGAGGAGATCACCCGAGAGCAGTCGCGTCCGATCTCCGCGAACCAGCGCAGGTGCACGCGCTGCTTGCAGAAGCGGGACACCCCGGTCGTTCCGCCTGCCGTAACGGAGTAGTACGCCGAGGCCGCCCGCAGGCAACGCGGGCGGCCTCAGCCGCACATCCAACCACGCCACCCGAGACCCGACCCCCACAACCCCGCCCGAAGACGCCACACAGGCCACACACGCCCACGAAGGAGCAACTGATGCCCGACCCGTACCGCCTGCTGGTGACAGGCAGCCGCGACTGGAAAGACCAGGACGCCATCGTCGGCGCTATCCGTGAAGTCCGCCGCGAGATCGGAGGACGGCCGATCACGGTCATTCACGGAGACTGTCCGACCGGTGCCGACGCGATCGCCGCCTACCTCGTCTCCCGTGCCAGCCCGTCGTTCGGCCTCGGCCAGGAGAAGCACCCCGCGCAGAACCATCCCACCGAGGACTTCGGCGCCTGGCCTGCCTGCGGGCCCCGCCGCAACGCCCACATGGTCAGCCTCGGCGCCGACCTCTGCGTTGCCTTCATCGGCCCGTGCACCAAGCCCAACTGCCGGCGCCCGCAACCACACGGCAGCCACGGCGCCACCAACTGCGCCGACCTTGCCGAGCAGGCCGGCATCCCCGTCCGGAGGATCACCCCATGACCACCTGCCTGCACAGCTTCCCCGACCCCCACCCAGCCCCCCTCACCCACATCCGGGACTGCCGGCACTGCGGGACCAGCTACCAGGACGCCAAAGCAGCCATGACAGCAGCCGACGAACTCCGCACCGCAGCCGACAAGCTGCGCGCTCTCGCCGAGACCGCCCAACACGACCTGGAGACCGCCGACTACTGGAAGCCCTACACCAGCAACGCATGGGCCCACGGCTTCATCAACGGCTTCGGCGGCCCCAGCTCCGACTACGCCGCCGTACTGCCGCCAGTCGCCGGCCTCGCACTCGCCGACTGGCTGGAGCATGAGGCCGCCGGACACGAAGCCGTCCAAGGCCTCGGCGACATCACCACCGAACTGATCAACGTCCAGCTCGAACAGACCGGGTACGGGGCCGAGATCACCCACAGCACGCTGCCCCAAGCCCTCGCTGTGGCGCGCGCCATCCTCGGCACCCAGGAGACAACGTGAGCATCTACGGCAGCATTGAAGGCATCGGCGGCGACGGCGACCCCGAACACCTCGGCCACCCATGGGTGTACCGGGGCAGCCACCTCACCCCCGCCGAAGACGACCCCCGCGACGGCGTGATCGGACTCGCCCTCATCCCCTCCCACATCACCGCCGACAACCGCGACGACTCACCAGCAGACGGCCCGCCATGGCCGTGGCTCCGACTGCACCTCACCGTCGACGGCGACGACCCGACCGTCCTCATCAACCCGCAACAGGCCCGGTTCCTCGCCGAGCAGCTGGCAACGTGGGCCGACCGGGCAGACCCGCCCGAATTCGCCGGCGGACAGCACTGGTGGATCCACACCCGACTACCATCCGGCGCCAGCGTCTGCGGGCCCGGCAGCAGCGACGAGGACGCCGTCGTCACCCGGCTCGCCGAGCTCCGGGCTGCGAACCCCGACGTCACCTACCGGCTGGTCTGCGAGACCACCACATGCACCGTGGAGGACCAGTGACCGACCAGCCCGGCCCGGCGTGACGCCCGCGCTCAGACGGACGACTGGAACGCCGCCACCACCACCCGCCCCGGACCACGATCCGCCGGCTTCGGCACGACCCGCGTCAACGCCGGCGAG